ATGCTCACGGTTAAACAGATTGAAGCAGCGAAGCCAAAAGACAAGCCCTATCGTTTGCTCGATAGCAATGGCCTGTACCTCTACATACCAGTTTCTGGAAAAAAAGTATGGCAGTTACGCTTCAAGCTAGATGGCAAAGAAAAGATTTTAACCGTGGGTAAATATCCGCTTATGTCGTTACAGGAAGCTAGAGATAAAGCCTATCTTGCTAGAAAAGACATCACCGATGGTATAGACCCCGTTAAATCAAAAAAGAAGAGCGAAAAGAACAACTCATTCTCAGACATTTATAAGGAATGGTACACTCACAAGCGTCAGGTTTGGTCTGAGGGGTACGCAACAGAATTACAGCGGATGTTTGAAACCGACATTCTCCCACTCATAGGAGCTATGGAGATAGACGAAGTCGAACCCATGACACTTTTATCTGTAGTACGAAGAATTGAGGAGCGTGGGGCCATGGAGAGAGCAAACAAGGCTCGTCGTCGTTGTGGTGAAGTATTTCGTTATGCCATTGTGACTGGTAGAGCAAAATACAACCCAGCTCCGGATCTCGCTGATGCTATGAAAGGCTACAGAAAGAAAAACTTCCCATTTCTACCTGCAGATCAAATACCCGCATTCAATCATGCTCTAGCTGGGTATTCAGGAAGTATAGTTTCAAAGATTGCGACCATGGTCCTGCAATATACCGCCTTGAGAACGAAAGAACTCAGGTCGATGCAATGGTCAAATATCGATTTTGTTTCAGGGCTTATAACAATTGACGAATCTGTCATGAAAAACCGTAAGCCACATATCGTACCTATGTCACGGCAAGTTGTAGAGTTGCTAAAAACATTAAAGCCAATCACTGAACCAGTGTCGCCGTTTGTTTTTGCTGGAAGAAATGATAAAGGTAAGTCGATAAGTGAAAATGCTGTTTTGCTAGTCATCCGTCAAATTGGTTATGAAGGATTGGCAAGCGGTCACGGCTTCCGTCACCAGTTCAGTACAATTTTAAACGAGCATGAATGGCCATCCGAGGCGATAGAGCGTCAACTTGCTCATACAGACAAACACTCTGTGCGCGGAATTTATAACCACGCGCAGTATCTTGAAAAGCGGCGAGAAATGATGCAGTGGTGGGCTGATTGGATAGACTCAGGAGTAACTGCTGGATAGGTGCTGTTGAGTTCCCAGACCAGAAGATAGTGATGAGGCGGGATAAGGCTGAGGAGCTGATGAAGGCGCTCAAGAGAGCGATTGATTATGTTGATGCAGGGATCGAGCATCCGAACTCGCGTTTCTTTGATGACGACTGATTGCTGATCGGTTGTCCAGCGCTGGAAGAATTAACATATCTGAACTACATAATACTTAAGTTATCCTAATAACTCAAAGTAGTTATATGGCGATTAAATGGAATTATAAATGTTCAAATTATTAGCTGTGTTAATTCTTGGGCTAACTCTATCACTTCAAGCTGATGCGAGCCGTGGGCGTAAGCCTTGCTCTGGCTCTAAAGGTGGCATATCTCATTGTACAACTGATGGTCTGTTCGTTTGTAATGATGGGACGATTAGTAAATCAAAAAAGATTTGCCGTTGATTGCGACTAACCGTACGTGATGTAATAACTACGTTATGTCGCATCAGATGGATGGCAAGAATAACTAAAATAAACATACAGAATAACAGTTAACAACTAAGGTATATATCTTGAGTAAACAAGAGGTTGTAATCAATTCGGAAGATGAGGCCTTTGCTTTTATTGAGCAATATGTATCTGGCTATTCATTACCGGAGAACGTATCATTTGGTGAGTGGCCAAACTTAAAATTTAAATTAACTGGCAAAAAGTTTAATAAAAGTCTAACTCCTTCAGTAATGAAGGGATTCATAGAAATGCAAGCGCAGATAAACAAATCCTATGCACTTGTAAAATATGGTGTTCCAGACCCAAGAAAACTTTCAAAAGAAGAAAAAGAAGCCTTAGAAATTGAAGTTACAGTTGAGCAAGGCTCATCTTTGGTTGAAGTAAATATTGATGGTTTTCTTACAAAAATCACGCATGAGTTGGTAGGCAAAATGAATCCTCAAGACATTGTTGTTACTGTTTTGGGTATCGCCTTGATATGGGGTGGTACCACCCTATTTAAAAAATTCTTAGATAACCGTAAAGAAGCTAGACTTGCTGAGATTAAAAAAGAAAGCGATAAAGAACACTTAAATACTATGCAGTTTATGAGTGCTCAAGAAACGCAACGGCTTGAAATATTAGGGAAGTTAATAGCTGAAAAACCGCAACTAGATAATATGGAGAGGCTGTCCCACGATGCAAAAACCGAGATGGTAAAATCATTTGCTACAGCTAAGACCACTCAGATAGATAACATTGAATTAGATAGCGAAATGTCACGAGAGTTAGTAACTAACTCCAGGCGCAAGTCTATAGAGTTACGCATGGATGGCATGTATAGGATTGAAGAGGTGAATTCTACTGACCCAGAGTCATTCAAAGTGAAAGTAAGAAACATTCACAATGACCAGAGGATTAACTGCGTGGTACAGGATGTGTTTCTTGATGCTTCAGATAACAAAAAAGCCTTACAGCAAGCCGAATGGGATAGAACACCTGTGCATTTAAGCATCAATGCAAAACATATTGATGGTGAAATAAAATCAGCAGTCATTTTATATGTTAAAGAATCAGCGCCTCCAAAAGCATAATTATTGACCCCGCCATCGAGCGGGGTTTTATTGCCCAGTTCATAACTCTAAGAGTCATCCGCATTGCTATCTTAGACTTACTCCGTACAATCCGCGCCTGACAATAACCATTTGAATCACTTAAACGCATTAGCGATCCACTGGTATTGTCACTGCGCCGGTCTCTTGCATACGGACCGGCGCAAACCAAACTACTCTTCTGTCGTTTTCTCTTGCTCCATTTCTTCTTGTGCTGCCTTTTGTGCCAGATTCCAGATTGAGTCCTGCGGCATCTCTACGCGAACGGAAACGAATTGGTCAGATGGAATATCAATGAGATCGCCTTCTTCATATCCCTCTTTAATATTTCTGGCAAACGCAGGAGCATCAGGATAGGTGCGGTGATAGGTTTTAACCAAAATAGAGCCATCGGCTTCAACCTCATAATCCAACCAAAGTAAACGCTGCCCATTGCGATCGGTTGGGACCTCAAAGCCACCATCTATGCCACCCCAAGCGCCATCAGAATTCATTCCTAGCACACCGGAGATTCGATAAACGCCAACGCTTTCACGCTCAACGCTAGCGCCAGCTGATTCGTCATTGGTTTCAAAACTCCCATCATGAAATATCTTTATAATTGGCGATGCCTTTTTGATAAATCCATTACTATCGACTGATGTATTGCCTGTGTCATAGACTCGGAGGTATGGAAGCATTACTCCATTTTCCCTGCATCGATACCACAATCCAAGGTTCCCTCGCGCCATCAACTGGGCGCAATACTTAGAGTCCGAACCATGAGGCATGTTAATGCCCATGTAAACGGTTGAACCTGTGGGACCGTCAATATTAGAGCTTCGAAATGATCCCATTACTGCGGTTGACCAAGGAGTATCCACGCCACCGCCACCCAACCCAAAGCCCCCCACGGCAATCAATGATTTATCTGTACCATCAACACTATTTTTTTGTACTGCTCGATACGCCCCTTCACCTAACGCCTTTTTGTCTTCCTTCCCATCCAGAGAGGTTGCTATTCCTCCCCATGCAGGACCTGTAAAGCTGCTACCATCTGGGAGTTTTACAGTGACATTTCCTGTCGCACTAAATACCTGCTGCCAATTCTGTTTGTCGTAATTCAGTCCACGCAGAGCTTGCGCTGTTTCTGCTGCAAGTTGTGCAGTAATAGCGTTCATGGTATCGCGCGGCACTGCTGACCATGCAGCGCCTGCTTGAGTTGGTCCATCATAATTTTTCAGCAGCGTAACGCCAGTGGCACTATTTACGGTTTTAACTGGCAGCGTATAGGTGACACCGCCCACGACAGCGACGATAAAGTCTCCTGCCTTTAAATCTGTGGTAAACGCCGTTCCTGCACCAGATACCGCCGCAGAGTTATTTGTTAATGTTATTGTTCCGGCTGACATAATGGCCTCTAAATTTATGAAATAAAAAACCCGCACTCGGCGGGCTTATGGATTTTTAGGATTTAGACGTTGTGGTACAGAGTGGCGTCAAGTATTGGGCATGGGAGTGGATAGTTGGCGATATTTGGCGTGGCGCCGCCCGTATTCAGGCTGGTGTATTGATTTCGCGTTGAACGGCCTGATCCCACGTTACGACCATTTATCGTGAAACCCCGAATGGGTATAGTCCATAGGCCATTATTGATGGCGTCATAACCGCAACGTCCCAGCGGTATCATTGGCTTATCTACGCCAGTATCGACGGTACCCGTTCCAATGTTTTTCGTTGTTACTTTTGAGAATGGAATATGTGCACTGCTATATACCAATCTCCCCGACTTATTCCAGATTGCTAGTCCATACTTAGGCAATGTTAGATTGGGAACTTCTCCGAACGCCGTGAGGTAAAGGGTAGTTGCGGCCGTTGATGAAATAGTTTTATCTGCATGGTTCATTTCAACCACTGCAGATGGGTTACTCCACCAGCCAAATACCGCATCTCCTGATCCGGCTATATCTGATACGTTAATCGTCGCATTAGCTGCAATAGAGCGCACAGCATTTGCACGAACATAGCCGATTTTAATTGTGTCTGTGATAGCCTGTGGTGATGTGCCACCAAAGAATGCTATCCCATATGAATTACTACTTATTTTAGGGAAGGTTGTTGTTTGGTATACGCTAATTGATAGCGGTGCCTGCTGCGCACCAGGAGCATCGAGTTTAGTATTGAAATTTATAATCAAATTACTACCACTACGAGTAAATCCGGTAACGCTAACAAAATCCACGCCGACATAGGGCGATGGCGCAATGATTGCCGCGGTTGATACGTTGTATATCAGCACGATTTGCGCCGATTCTGGCACGCCCCCCAACACATTAAAGGTCATAGAGGTCGCAGTTGTATAAGCAAGATTAAATTCAAGCTTTGTAACAAACGTCAACATGCCGCTTGCAACGTCGGCAAGGTTAAACATCCTCCCCGTATTTGGGTTTCTCACCGCTAGACCGTAAGCCATATCTCCACCTTAAAAACAAAAGGTGGCCTAAGCCACCCACAGTTATTACCAAACACCCGTTATTCTTCCGAATTGCGTCAAAACCACACCATTTTCATCCCTTGATGTAATTGTTTCGTTGGTCTGTTTCATTGCCCCCTGACCCGGTGTACTACCGTAGTTTTCAAAAGTTCCAGTCCTAAAACCAATTCTTAACCCAACACTATTCGCAACAAAATTATCTGATTGCAGATAATCAGCTATCTTCCCTGCGTTGATAGAGGCTTTACGAATAAACGCATCGTCAATGAAAACTTGTCCGTCAATCGAAGCAAATGGGAGATACTGCGTACTACCACTTCCGCTCATTAAAACAAACTGATCGGCATTGAACCCTATGCGAGTAACAACTGGTTTCCCTGTAGGTGCCAACACTGCTATCGACATACCTGCATTATAAAAAATACCATTTACTCGAACGCCAGCTTTGAGGGTATGGATTGCTGTAGCACCATCCACATCCACGGTTGCCGTTAGCTTATCCTCGAGTACTGCAGTCACATCTTTAATTTGCGCTTGCACTTGCGTTGACATCTCAGCCAAAGCCCTATCAACTTCTGCAATCGTTGTCTTCACTACCAGAATATCTGCACGAACCTCGCCATATTGCGCCCACTGGTGTTCTACAGTTGCGTTATTGGCCAGTGCATTTTGCATAACTCCTTCTATATTCGTATTGATATCGCTGGTTAGCTTCTCACCATCTGCGGAGGTTAAAAATTCATCCCCAATACCCTCCAGATAATCCCCCGCGTTACCGTTTGACGCACCACGTATCCACCCCGTCCAATCCCCTTGATTACCTGTACGATCAACAAGGCGCGCGCAATACCAAAACTCTTGCCCAGCCTTTAATCCAGTTTGCGTATAGCTTCGCTGTGGATAAGGGATATCAGAAAGCAACATGGCATCACCACCGCCAGCGGTTGTGGAGTATTGAATTTCAGTTTTTAGCGTATCCCCAGCACCATCTGGAAATCCCCAAGAAAGCAAAATCCCCCACAATAGTGGATCAGCCTTGAAACCTACAGGCAACGGTGGCTTTCCTTCTTTCCCGTTAAGCTGCGTCTCAAGTGACGTTGCCCACAGCGAAGAAATATCGCTGGCGTTGATAGCACGAACGCGGACCAAATAGCGCCCCGCATAGATGTTAGGAACCTCAAAACCCAGCGCCGAGGTGGGAGGGACTGATACCCAGTTACCACTATCCTTTCGCCACTCAGCCTCATAAGCGATCGCATTCTTCACCGCGTTCCACGTTGCGCGCAGCGTGGTAACGGCTATCCCCTGATTGATGCTCGAGTAGCTGGTAATAAGAACATTTTCTGGCGCCACCTGAACACCCGGAGGAATAACGGAAATGGGACGTTCGTCTATGCGTGCGCCGGTATCAATCCGCGCATATTTGTCCGGGTCATGGTAAGCACCAACGATGGTGTAAGTGTTGTCGTTATTGTCTGCCACACTCACAACGCGGTAGAGCTGCACGGCGAGTTCGTCTGCATCAACAGCCCATACTGATTCGGCCTGCGGAGTTTCACTGTAGCTTGTTGTCACCGTGACAATGCGACCATTTACCGATTGCACCGTTCTGGCCTGACTGATACCAGAAGGTAAATTAACGATCAGACGGTCACCGCTCTTAATGTCTGGCTCGCGGTCGAGGCGAACATTTCGCCCTTCAACGCTGCTAATGCGGCCTCCCATGACTCGCCCGGAGAGCATCTGATCTGCAACGCCAATAATATGCCCCGGAAACGGGATTAACCCATCGAGCCCCACGGAAAACTCAACCGTTCGATCTTGGCTATTACTCAATAATGCCCAGCGCCCACGGCGATTAGCCTCGCTTTGACGCGTACAACCAATAGCCGTGATCTCCGTCTGGTTCACCCCGTAGCGGCGTACTAATGCATTTTCGAACACCGATTCGACAGCATCGGCATAATGATTGGCTGGGTCTGACCATCCCACCATGGCGGTGGTGTACCGTGTGCGTTCGCTCGATGCTGAGTAGGCAAACTTCCCATTGATAACATTGGCTCGCGTGTAGGTGTAATCCAAGTCTCGCGGCATATCTGCCAGTGTCACAATCTGATTTTGCCCGTAACAGGTCATACCGCGGAATATCGCGGCAAAGTCCGTCAGAACGGTCCACGCATCTTCACGCGACTGAATGTACACATCACACTTAAAGCGCGGCTCCATTCCTCCACCGCCACGACCATCGGGCACCAGTTGATCACAATACTGCGCGATACGATAAAGCTCCGATTCATCCACCTGCGTGGAGTCAATACGTTGGCCTAAACCGTAACGATCTGAGATCAGGATGTCATAGAACACCCATGCAGGGTTATCAGTCCATGCCCACTTGAACCCGCCCGTCCAGACACCAGAATATTGCCGCGTGACCGGATCATAATTATCCGGCACTCTTACGATCATCATCTTGGGTCGGCATGTCACTTTGGGGGTGTTTTGAAACTGCTTAGCGTTAAATTCTACGTAGAGCAGCGCAGTGTTTGGATAGCGTAATTTAGCATCGATAACTTCAGTGTAAGCCTCAACGTTCATCGTATCGGCAATACGACCGCTATTAGCGTTGGCAGTTAGACGACGAACACGCAACTGCCAACCGGTTGTCGCTGTGGGTAAGTCAATACGGTGGCTGCGCTCATATAGCGTTGTCGTTTTACCATCAACGGCAGATTTGAGCACCTCACGATATGCGCCACCGTCCGTGGCCACATCGATAGCGTATTCAATTTTATAGCCGTTCACATCACCATTATCTTTTTGCTGCTGTAATGCAGGCCAGCCGAACCGCAAACGCACTGCAGATAGCTGGGTATTGTTAACCGCACGCACCCACGGAGCTGAACTTTTAAGTTCGGTACCGATGGTGATTTCATTCTCAACAGCGGGGACACCTTTGATATATTCCTGCGATTGGGTACCTGGGCGAAACTCCCAGCTTACCCCCTCGAAATTCGAGCTACCGTCCTCATTAGTGAGCGGCGTTCCATCTAGGAAGATATTGGTACCATCAAGACCACCTGCCCATTCCCCCTCACCCAGCGCGAGCAATATTTTGGCAATGGCCATCGACTGGATGCTATCTGGGGATTCAACCGGTGTATGCCCACTACCACCGCCACCTTTATGGCCTTTAATCTCATTTATCATATTTCACCCATAAAAAACCCGCCGAAGCGGGTCTTGTGAATTGATATGTTTATTGCTGATCTTCGGTATATATCCCAGCGGAAATAACTGCACCGCCGATCTCCCGTTCACCATAACCGATGGCAACCGGATTGCCCTGAGCGGTACTGTTAACAGGCCCCCCAAATGCATAGCTGGGTTTGTTGTCCGGATCTTGCCGCATTCGAATACCAGCTTGTTGGGGTGATAGCATTTGGACTACACCGCCGAGCGCCATCGATGCGCCTGTTAGAGCTAAAGCACCGCCCAATGCCCCCTTTGCTGTAAATGCAGCGGCTAAACCGCCACTGAAATACCATGCAGCACCTATCAATGCAGCACCTAAAATAGTTTGAAATAAACCACTTCTTTTGCTGCCTATAATAACTGGCACTAGGTGGATGTCTTCTTTTCCCTTGGTCATTTCCAGCTCAGACACAGATATATTTCGCTTCTTTTCATTGCCAACAAAAACAGCGAATGTAAGTCCGCGTTTATGTGCATCGAGCAAAAAACCCTCAAAACCATCTAATAAGTTTTTAGCTGCTTTTATCATCTTTGGTACGGAGTCTCCACGATAAGAAAAACTACGCCCGAAGCGATTAATTAGCGCGCCATGAAATACTATCTTTCTCAAAGGAATTTCGACAAAGGCCACTTTAATACCCCATAAAAAAACCCGCCGTAGCGGGTTGGATAAAATCATATACACCGTTTAATTACATCTAATCTGCTATCTATCCGAGATTGGAATAAATCAGTTTGGTAGTAATACTTAACCTCACTTATTTTTCCGTTATTCGTTATATCCGCAAATTCAATAATCCCAACCATTACGGTCTTCCCACTATGATATGGCTGAATAGTCACATCACCGTATCTAGTTGTCATTTCTTGCCATCCGAAAAGAACACACTGTGAAATTTCATCAACAGTTTTGTTAGATGTAAAGCTCGCCTCTGGTTTTTGCGCTCTTAAGTCAGCCATGGTGTGACATCCAACTAGGCCAAACATAGTTAAAGCTAAAAGCATTTTTTTCATATCAGCATCCCTTTAGTTAATGCTCAAAGGGTACCATAAGCTTTATTGGTTAATCAGGCTCATATGTCTGACTATCTTCACAGTTCGATCTTTCCAGTATCCACCATAAGGAACACGCTGACTCAACATGCCGTACATATGATGCAATAGCATCCCATCATCTAGCAGAATACCGGCATGATTCGCGACCGGCGCGGAGACCTGCATTATCACCATATCGCCCGATTGAGGTGGGCCACTAAACTCACGAAAACCGCATTCATACCAATTATCAAGATAGAGATTTTCACGGCCTGACTCCCACCATGGATAATCAACGCGGTAATCATTAAGCACAATGCCATGCGTTTGCCGGAAGTAGCTCATAACCAGCCACCAGCAGTCGGTATGCCCTAATACAAACGCGCGCCCCACCAGCGGCAATTCCCCGCGCGGCATCACGGTGCGTAAGTCCCCTTCAGGATAACTCACGATATGCCACGGTATTGCCATCGCATCACATTGCGCCTTATCCAGCTCACTTGGCTGCGTGGTGGCATCGGGATGACTATGAACAATCCCCGTTACGGTTCCCCATTCTTCTGCTGCAATATAATCCTCTGGAGATAAATGAAACTGTTCCGTGGGATTTTCTGCGATATTACGGCAGGGAAAGTAGCGCTCCACGCGTGATTTCTGCGCCACAACGCCGCAGCATTCAGCCGGATAAACCTCTGCAGCATGGGCCACGATAGCCTGTATCGTTTTCTCTCTCATACTATTGCCTTATCAATGCTGCACCCGGAAAGCCGCCAAAAGGCACCGGATTGTTTTCACCAAAGCGCTTTTGACAATCACTGAGTAACCCACCGCACTTATCCTGACTCGGATCATCAACCGGCTGCCCATTCTCATCAAAGTAGCGCGTCCCCGCGTAATCACACCCTTTGCCTGTTCGGTACCAGCCGCGTGAGCACCATGTACACAGCGAGTGGATTTGGCGCGTCGGTATTTGCAGGCCACGCAAGTCGGCAGGGCTCGCCAACTCAAATTCAACGGTTTCATCGTTTTCGAGTGACTTACGGTCGATATAGTAAACCTGCTTTTTTTCCTGCTCGGGATCTGCGGTGGGGTTGCCTTCGGGAAAGTTCTTAGCATCGAGGTAGTGAACCATCGTGTCATGGATCGTCACTTTAGCCTGTGCCATATCATCAAAGCGCAGACATAACGCCGTGATAAGCCCGTCAATATTGGACACGCTCAGCGTCGGCTGCGCGGCCTGTCCATCCGTGGACATTTCCAGCCCCTCAATCTGCACCGCCCATGGGCCATACTCATTCCCCTGCCACCAGATAGATTTCGCGGGCAGCTTGTTTTCATCACCACCGGCTGCAATGAGCTCTTTTTCTGTGTAGGGAAGCGTACAACTGTGAAACCGCAACACATCAGCACCAAAGGCCGAGCCATCAACCTCAAAAAGCCGGACTTTATCGCCCGGCTCTAATTTTTGAATATCTGCGTTAATCATGGATGAAATGCCTGTATGAAAGTAGCGGAAAGCGAGTAATTGCCACCGCCCAGCGCGTTCGGCTTGTACTGCTCACAGCGATAAAGCCCCAAGGGAGATAGCGGCGGTTTCCATTGAAAAGAAGTTCTACCAGCATGTCGATCGAGGAACGCCGCGATCGCTGCGATATAAGCCTCACTTCCCACAAAATTGAGATCCCAATTCTGGGCGCGAAAGTTAATCCCATCCCCTGCCACCTGCGCGTACCCATCCCCGAACTGCGCTTTACGTATTCGGAACGTTGCATCCGCAGTCGCGTTGGTGCGTGGACTCCACTGAAATGTTTCGATAGCCATCAGCGCCCCTTTATCGCTCGTTGAATTGTTCCCCCCGGTCGCAGGTCCCGATCGCGTAATGTGCGGTATCGCTGATCGACATAACGACCAATATCTGCCCCAAACTGCTCATAGCCCACAGAGGCTTGGGTCGCCGTATTTCCTGAGCTATCGATATTGATAGTGACCTGCGGCGCAGCGCTCACGGCTTGCTGATTTGCCCCAACCATGCGAACACCGAGCGAACCATCAGCGCCACGTTTCAGCGGCATGATAGCTTCCGGCCCCGCTTCGCCCATAAGCCCAGCGCCTTTTGCGAAAGCAAAAGTAGTAGGACGATCGACAATTTGCCCACTAAAGGCACTCAGAGACGGCGACGAATACACGCCGCCTTTGGCATTGGGAACATAGTTTTGCCAGCCTGTCCCCATCCCCATACCTCCAGTCGCTCCGGTAGCTCCGGCTGAACTACTTGCAGCACCACCAACAAAACTGGATCCAATTCCCATAATTGAACTTAGGATCGTGTTTGTAATAAGTGCTTGTGCTGCCATATCAACCAGATTTTGAATCAGCGTTTGAGTGAGCGTTGAAAACAGATTAATCATGCCCTCTTTAAAGGTCTGTGTGCGTGTAAGCAGCCCAGTGAGAATATTGGTAGTACGCTCACGAGTTGCCTCAGCCATACCTATCGCCAAGCTATTGAAGTCACTTTGTGATTTATAAAGCTCAAGTGCGGTTTGATATTGCGCATCAGCAGAATCTTTGCTGCTCTTCTGCATCAACATTTCGTACTGATCTTTGCTTAATTTGCTGTTCTGGTAGTAGGTACTTATCAGGCTCTGCTGCTGCGCCAGTTGATTTCTTTGCTGGGCTAGCGGATCAACATCTCCAGCCATATCAAGCTGAGGCGCTGAAACTGCATCTGCCTGCGCCTGCAAAATCTGCCGAGCGGTGTTCTGTGATAACGTGACGCGGGCTGACATATATTCCTTTTCTGTCAGTAAACGAGCATCAAAGAGCGACTTAAGATCTTGGCTGGCTTCTTTTTCTTTATTGATGGCTGCGCGAGCGGGGGAATACTGCTCAGCAAGTTCTACCCGTTGTTTCTGGTAGTTCTCCGCATTCATCAGTAATGCGTGCTGTAAATCCTGCTGGCTGGCTCCATTTTTACCTGCTGCCGATATCAGCTTTTCTTGACTGGCTTTTTCCTGTAAGTCGATTCTGGCAAGGCTTGAAGCGTGCGCCTCTTCAATTTCTTTGCGCAATTGCAGATATTGGTTAACCGTTTCTTTTGTATGTTTGGCTGTATCCTCGCCAGTCCATGGCGTAGTGACCCCCTCACCCGCCTTAGCAGTTTGTTCGGTTAAGGTTTTGATGTCGCTTGCTAGAGAATTAGCCTGATCAGCAATACCTGTTTGCACCAGAAAGCGTGATTTACTCAGGTTATCAAGATTGGTCTTAGTCGTTTCCAAACCTTTGTTGACAGATTCGAGGTCAGCTTCGGCGCGTTTTTTATCGTCCTCTACCCCTTTTTTCTGCCCAAATGGGTCAAAGCTATCGAGACTACCAAGCCTACTATTTGCGTCCTGAATTTCCTTCATCAACTGGTTACGCTGGATAACCTGATTCTGAAACTGGTCCTGCAGATCGATCTGCTTAACGGCCAGTTGTTTATCAGACAATTGCATCAGGGCAGAGGTTGTTTCAATAACCGCATCCTTAAGGTTAATGGCCGACTGCCTAGCGTCCTTAGCCTGCTGATGGAAGTAAAGCAGCGCGGATCCGGCAAGCATTGCTGCTCCAAATGGACCGCCCACAAGGGCTAATGCACCACGAGCAAGACCAACAGCAACAGAGGCGGCGCGAGCGGTGACAGAAACCTGACGATTTGCGGCGGCCAGTTGCATCTTGGCTCGAGTAGCCAAATTTGTTTGCTCTGTCTCTTCTCGAATTAGGCGGTTAAATTCCCCCTGATAGTTGACATTAAGTCCATACTGTTTGGCGGTTTGCTGCATCTGGCGGTAATAACCAAACTCAGCATCGTTGCGCTTTAGCGTGGCCGCTGTCGCTTCCAGCGTTTTTCTGGCGCCGTCCGCCTGTGCAATGGAGGCTGCTTTTACTGCGGCTTGATTCTGCTGCCAAGCGCTCACGTTTTCACGCAGTCCAGCGGTCAGCTTTGTAGAAATGACCGGTATCAATGTGTAGAGAGCAACATTGGCAACAGCGTTGAAATTATCAGTGAGAAGGTTAATGCCATCTGTGATTGACTGAATACCAGAACGCATCGGACCGGTGCTGCTTTGCCCAACCTTGGTAATTAGCCCCTCGAAGGCACTGGTTAGCCCCATGACATCGCCATTCAGGTTATTGACACGAATGGCAGCTTGCTCATGCGCCGTCTGAGTTCCTGTAAGGGAGTGGGTCAGTGCGTCAAGCTTGTTACGGTTATCCACCAGAACAGAAGCTGCGTTAATGTTTTCAACGCCAAACATTTTGACGGCCTGTGCGGTCGATAGATTCTTTTTCGACAGATTTTCCAGCGCACCACTAAGCCCGACGACTGAAGGTTTAAGGGTTTTGTCCGTGCCCTTTTCTAGTGAAAGGATAACATTACGCAGTGCGGTTCCTGCTTCGCCCCCTTTGATTTCTCGCTCGGCCAAAACCTGAATAGCTGCGTTCAGTGTTTCGAAGCCAACACCCGCCTGTGCAGCCGCGACACCACCATTCTTAATGGCTGCCGCTGTATCAGCAATTTCAGATGCACCAAATTTGGCACCAGCGGCGAGCACGTTGATATAGCGATCGGCCTCCTGCGCCCCAGCCCCGAATTGATTTAGGGAAAGTGCCAGCGTGCGGGTTGCATCCGGCAAGGTGGATCCCGCCGCCTGAGCAAGGGTCAGTGCACTTTTTGTTGCAGCGGTGAGCCCATCTGCGGTTTGGAGCAATTCAGGTTTAGCCGACGCCATTAGCTTCAAGGCTTCAACCGCTTGACTAGCGCTGTACTCGGTGCTGCGCCCCATCTCCTGAGCAGCATCATCTAGGTTTTTTAGCTGAGCACCTGTCGCGCCAGTAATCGCTGAAAGATCAGATAATGCCTGCCCATATTCTCTTGTCGTGGTAATAATCGCACCCAACGACAAACCGGCACCAGCGAAACCCGCCAGCCGACCCGCCACACCCGCGATGGTTTTACCCATCCGCGAATAGGCTTCATCTGTTTTTTTTGCATCCTCCTGTGCGTTACGATTGAATCGTTTAGAAGAATTCTCAGCGTCACCGTACGCACCCATTAGCTGAGATTTAAAGTTGGCTGCGTTGAGATGCAGCCCGACGGCAAGGGAAGCAACGTCAGACATTACATTAATGCTCTCATTACTGCCGCGCACGGATCGTTAACATTACTCACTGCATCGGGCGGCGGGGGTTCAGGAGGATCCATGACTTCTTCGTCTGGACGTTTGATGGCGCCAATGCGCATGAAATAAGCAAGCCAATGGTAGAGCGTATCTACCGGAAGTGCGGCTATCTTTGAAGGGTCAGGCTCGCCCCAGCGGTCAGCTAACCAGAAAATCAGCTCAACCCAAGGCGAGCTGCTTAGTTTTTTTCCGCGTCCTCAAGTTTCCCCAAGGCATGTTTTTTCACGATGGCAATCGCATCGAGCAAGGCCACGTTATCATGCGCTTGCAGAAGATCGGCTGCCGTAGGCTTGTCTTGAGGCTCGATAGGGCTGCCGTCAGGTTGTACTAAGCAATCGACGATTAGCTGCACACTAAGTTCTGATGCTTTTCGGGCATCTTCAGCTAACTGGCTGTCGCGCAATGCCTCTTCATGGTCGATGAGTTCACCTGCAGTCATACGACGAAGAAATACAGTAGTGCCAAAAATCTCTGTGGTAACAATGGTGTTTTTAGGTTTCAGTAGTGCAGATTTCAGAGCAGAGACATCGAAGGTTGTCATAGTTGTTCCTAGGCTTCAGATAATAAAAAACGGCCCGTAGGCCGCATAAGAGATTAAGAAATCGCGATAACCGCGTCCGAGCTGGTGACCGGCGCTAATGCCGCAGAGGAAATCACAACGTGATAGGTTCCCGCATCATTCGCCGTGACGGACGCTTTAGTCAGCGTATTCGTATTTGCGGCGGGTATCGCTTTGCCGTCTTTAAACCACTGATAAGACAGCGGCGCCCCGTTGCTTGCCGAGGCGGTAACTGATAAATCCAACGCATCGCCTACCGCCAGTGTTGCGCCAGTAGGTTGAACCGATACGTTGATCACGGCTTTGGGACCACACCCCACTTCAGGTTGTTTTGTTTCCCCTGTACGGTGATCTGGATAACCTCACTTGCCGGAGCGGTGATTTCATTCATCTGCCAACCGGATAACGCCAGCAGCATTGTGGCTGTTCGGCGGTTCGGTAGCTCAATATAGAACTGCACCGTTTGGCGTGCTTCAGCGGCATTTAAGAAATCAGCAAAATCCTCGTTATCCGGATCGTCAACAAAGCCCAGCGATTTTTCAGGCCCCTCCGGTAAATCAGAAATAAATTGTTTGCTGGTATCAATCAGCGTGGTGCAATCCACAAAACTACCCGTCTGACCCGTTGCCCCCAACGCCTTACAGTTAATCAGCGGTTTTAACGCGGCAACCTCAGCGCCTACCGCGCCCCATTTCACCACGGTACCCGCAGGCAGCATGGCGTATTCTGGCGAAGTTTTTTTATCATCAGCCATCGTTTTCTCTCTTCATTTAGTTGGTATAGCGAGTGCTATTGGTTTTGTTCAATACCGGCGCGTAACTCGACGGCGAGAACGCGAAGAATGCGGGATTTGTTGTAATCCATGGCAGGACGGATAAACGGCGCTGCCACCTGTTTGATGGTGCCGAACTCTTGCGCCAGCGCTTTCATATGGTGCTTTTTGCTGGGGCCTACTCTCAGCGTAATCACCGTAAGGTACTTATCATCATTCATACGGCTGGTACTGCGGATTTTGATGGTATCGCGCATGTGCTCACCGACGCTGGCGTCGTCAAATCCAGCGTGCGCTTTCATATCTTCCAGCACCGGAGCCAATGCTTCGCGCCCCGCGTTACGCATTACTTTTACGGCCTTATCCCCCATGGCCAATAATTGCCGCTCAAGCTCCTGCAGTCCTTTCACCTCGATAGTGATCATGGGGAAACCTCGACATACGTAATGAAATACTCCCGTAAGAGATCATAGAGTTGCTGGTTACTGGTTTGTGGGGTCGGTGTTTCTCGTAGGTTTCCGCGCTCGACATACTGAACGGGAAAATCGGCAATAAAGCCGTGGCGTATCGTCTGCCACTTGCCCCAAATCTGCCGATCTAACGTTTTCAACCGCGTGTAATCATTAAGAATAATGATGCGTATCTGAAAGCGCGCACGCACAACCGAAGTCCGCACAAGCCCTGTTTCAAGTGGCGGATCGGAAACGCATTGGTAGGTGATCCCTTCCACCACATCTGCTGGCAGTAATAAGGGATAAACCGGCAGACCGGTGAGCGCTTCCAGTTCGGTTTTAATGGCCTGTTCTATCATGACGAATATCCGCCTCCGCCGTAATGATGAGCCGATCGGCATGGGTACGATCGGTTGAGCGCACCGTGAAGAACTGTTGCCCAAAAACAACCTGCCAGTCCTGCGCAACATCCTTGCGCGGTCGCAGCGTAAATTGGTAGGTCTGGACAACCTGCTGTTGCTCGACGGTGCGGATTTTGCGATCAGAAATCGGTTCAACCTTTGCCCATGTCTTTGCTACTTCTACCGGCTCATCCGGCAGCGGCTCCCCGAGAGGGCCGCGCCGTTGCTCAATCCGTCTCAATGTAATGCGTTTATTCAGCTCGCCAGCCGAGAGGGGTTTCATAATGGTTTAAACCGGTAAGGCTCGAGCAGCGCACGATAGGAGAGCGGCACCGGCATTAATTTCTCTGGGCTGACCGCTTCACGGTTGGCATACCAATGTCCCACCATCATCATCAATGCCAGCTTGATATCGGTCGTCAATAGCAGCGCATCGCCCGAAACATCCTGCTCTTTCTCCACCAGCGTGCGGTTTAAGAAGGTTTCAGCAGCAGCCTTCGCCGCCTGTGCATAGAGCGTTAACAGTGCGTCTTCGCTCTTATCATCAATACGGCACTGTTGGCGTAGTTCCTCTAATTCTGGCGTCATAAGCACCTCAAGAAAGGCGGCATAACGCCGCCACTGGATTATTTAGAGGCAGGTGCTGCCGCCAGTTTGAGGAGTTTCACCGCATGGCTGTCCACCATCATCGAGCCCACACGTTTTGTGGTGTAGAAACCGACAAACGGCTTTTTGGTGTACGGATCACGCAGCATACGAACACCGATGCGATCCAGAATGGTGAAACAGCGCTTAAAGTTACCAAAGCCAATCGGTGTGGCATCTCCTCCAATATCGGGGAACTGCTCGTTCTCCGCAATGCCATAGCTCAGCAACGAAGACGGCTGGCCCAACTGCAAGCCCGGCTGCCACAGGTAGTTACCCTGTGAATCTTTCAGCGTACGCACAGTAAACAACGTGTTGTTATTCATCATAAAGCGTGCGCCGTTGCGGTACGGCTTGCGTAGCGTATACACCAGCTTGATGATTTCATCAGCGGTAATGGCCGTCGGTTTAGCCGCCAACAAATGCTGCAGCTTGCCCCAAGCACGATCCTTATCCGCTTCATCCGTACTGCCGTAGGTCAGTAAGCCCTTGGGTTTTTTACTGCCATCTCCGTTAGTGAAAGCAATCTCTTCTTGCTCAGCAAACTCCTGCGTGAGCTCCGTGGTAATAAAATTCTCTACGTCAAAGTACGCATCATCGAGCATGGTTTGCGTAGCCATCGGGTTGGCGTAAATCTCACCCCAAACAGGCTCAATAATTGCCAGCGTTGAGGTGTTAGTTTCAGGACGCGCGTCGGTTTCCCCTACCCAGCCGCTATTCGTCCCACCTTGATTCACCAATTTTTTATAGTTTGGGGTCCCCATGGTGATCACGTTACATTCGGCACGCATTACCACTTCATCTTTCAACGCGCTGATGATATTGCGATCCAGTTCTTCCGGTACCGCATAGCCCCCATCTGGATCGGTTGTGGTCTGCATCGCTTTACGTTCCAGATCGGCCAACCCATCTTCTTTACCCTTACGCACAAACTGACCGAATGCCGTCTTATGCTCAGTCGCCGATTTCGAACCGCTGCCACCACCGGGGCGTTTTACCGCCGCCAGCTCCTCTTCCAATGCCGATTTCAATGCATCCAGCGCCGTCAGTTTGCCGTTAAGTGTCTCCACGGTTTCAGACAGCTTGCCCTTTTCCTGCTCGATAGCCTCAAGGCGCTTATCATTTTTCTGGCGGAATTCGTCAAAGTTACCTTTCAGCTCATTCGCGACCTGTTCAATGTCTTTAATATCTACAGCCATGGTGTTACTCCTGATTAAAATTGATTGATTTCAGTGCATTTAATGCCGCGCTCAGGTCGCCAGCGTCTCGCTGTGAAAGTGCGCTGTAGCCATCCGCCATAAATGCCTTGGCTTGGCTTTTGGAAAGTCCAACGTCTCGCAGGACTCGCTCAATACTTTTGGGTGATGGCGTCTCACCACGCGCAAATGAGGATTTCACATCGCTCACACGCGCCTCATCATTGGCAGGGAACGTCACCGGACTGACCTCCCAAAGGTCGATCTCTTTAAGCAAGAAAGCTTCTTTGGTCCGGTCGTATTCGTAATCTTTCAGCGCGTAGCCAATAGAAAGGCCGGTTAAAGAACCGGCCTTCATGTGGGCATGTGCGCGCTTGGCGAGAGGGTCATCATCGATGAGTAATCGCCCCCGAACAAAGAGCCCCACCTCGTCCTCTTTCATCTCGGTATAAATCCCGATGGGCTCATGCATATCGTGCTGCCAGAGCATTGCCGGTAAGCTGCCTTTTTCGCGCCAAAGGATGAGCGATTTGGTAAAGGCACCCGGTACCACGATGTCATCGAAACAATCTTTGACGCCGAACACCGAGCCGTAGCCCTCAAACTCACCGCTGTCGCTGACTGACTTGAGTTTCAGTGGCACATCAAGACGTTGTTTGATCATCGTCATTGGGTTCTTCCTGTGGTTTAGGTTTTGCGCTATCGGTCGGCTTCGTGGTCATATTCATCGGGGTGAGATACACATCACCGCCCGGACGCGGGTTACGATCTTCTAATTCGAGGCAATCATTAGGGGAGTACATCCCCCAGTTGATGGCGGTGGCGTAGGCTTCAAAACGAGATTTCATGTCGCCGCGTAACAACGCCCCAACGTTGAATTTGGCGTACAGCTGCCCTTGTTTGCTGGCCTTCACTAATCCAAGGTTAATTCGCTGTTCAATGCGGGTGAGGTAGGGAACAAGCGAGTAATTAATAAAACCGATCCCAAGGTTCTCAATATTGTTGAACGTCGCACGATCGGTGTTTTGCACCAGATGCATGGGCACACGGAAAATGCGGCAAATCTCCTCGAGCTGAAATTTACGGGTTTCTAAAAACTGGGCATCTTCAGCCGAGAGACTGATTTGGTTCCATTTCAGTCCCATCTCCAAAATCATTGGCTTGTGGGCGTTCGCCAACCCTTGATGCCTATCTTCAAAATCGCCTTTTAAGCGATTAAAGGCCTCATCCGATAGCGTCTGATCCGTTTCCAGTACCCCACTGGTGACCGCGCCATTACTGAAAAGGCGTGAACCATGCTCTTCCGTTGCCATCCCCAGTCCGATCGCCTGACGTGCATACGCAATCGGACTTAGTCCATTGAGGCCATCGAGCGTAAAGATACGCACATGCCAAATCTCTTTCTGGCTCAAGGTATCGCTTGAACCATCGGGAAACGTCACCTGATAGACCGGCTCCCACTGGCTGTTTAGTTTGGCGACAACGCTACCGGGATCGAGCGGGAGCAACTCGACAACCTCCCCCAGCGCCATGACTTTGTACGCAAAAAAGTTACCGCGCAGACATAAACAGGCGACAAGCAATTCCCAAAACTCTTGGGGGGTCATATAGCCGTTAGGTTTGACCGAAAGCAGCTTATAAAGCCGTTCTTTAATGGCCTTTTTGCTTCCACGTTCTAATTGTTCATACAGAGAGCAAGGCAACATGCCCACCGATTCAGCTAACACGCGAACACACCCAAATACCGCGGTAAGCTGCATGGCCAACTGTGGGCTCACTCTTTTTCCTACATAAGTGTCATAGGAAATGCCGATAAGCTCACTGAGCGCCTGTGGTGTCATCGCCTTATCACCCGACTTGTGGAACATACCCGGAAAGAACATCACCCCTCCTTATCGGGGTTCCCCGTCTGGGTACCCAACATCCGAGACACCAAGAAAGACCAGACTAAACACAATAGGCCAGCCACAATAAATCCTGCAGGCGGATATATTCGCCACACGCCATACGTCAAAAAAAACGCGCCAGCGAGCCCCACCAAGATCGACAAGGCGGTAAAAAAATGTGGTAAAGACATAATGGTTAAACCGTTAGAGGGAACGAAGGCCGTAGGTCTCGATGTGTGTGGAAAGGCTATCACCCACGTCACCACCGTTGACCAGTAATCGACTCATGGCAGTAAACAGCGCGGCGGGACCATCAATTTTGGCCTCCGGCGTCGATTTGTTGGGGAAGATATTGTCATTTTTATCTGGTTTTACCGTGACGTTCGACATCATCCAGTTCATCACGGGATGGTTGCTATGATGGAAACGCCCCCCATAAACCAAGGCTTCGAGCTCCTTCATTGCCTCAGAAAAATTACGCACCGTCTGCGGCACCTCCACTAGCGGCAACCCTTCTTCCGCTAATGCCAGACTAAACTGCGTCGCGCTCCATGGGTCAAAACCAATCTCCTTAAGGCTTTCGCCCGTTACCCATATTTGCAGCTCTTCTTTAATCTGCCCATGATCGATAACATCACCGTCTGTCAGAATGAGCTTATCCATATCAGCCCATTTGCGATAAAGCTCTGCCTGTTGGCGCGAACATCGTTCTAATCGCCCTTCAGGTAACCAGAATTTAAAATCAGCATGCACATGGCCATTGTTGGCCTGCCATACTTTGACCGCCGCACAAATATCAATTTTGTTGGAGAGGTCAACACCCACCCACATTGGGTAGGTTTTTAGTTCATGCTGGGGGGCAAGATATTCGCATTTATCCCATTTCAGCATGTCCATCCACGCAGACTCGGCGGTCACCCAAATATTTAAATGCTTGGTGTAGAAGTTAATACGCGCTGATACCTGCTCTTGGGCTTTTTTGGCAAGACGACGCAAATCATCCCAACGCTTACAAATACCCAAGCCGGGATTGGCCTTTTGCCATACCGTCTCATCAAAGGGATCGTCATCCGCATCCAGCGTAAAAATAATGGCAAAAAAGGTATCATCATCCACCTGCCCACGCAGCACCTTAATGGCATAGTCGCGCTGTTCGTAGCAGATCCCTTCTTTATTAAACCCCGCCGTCGTTATGGCAAAGAGTAAAGATTGCAAACGTGCGCCGGTCGCCGTTTCCAAAACATCCCACACATCACGGGTTTTATGTGCATGCAGTTCATCGACCACCGCGCAATGAATGTTAAGACCATCAAGGTTGTTCGCCTCACTGGATAGGGGGAGAAACCGCGATGAGGTTTGCTCTTGAAAGATAGCGAGCTTATTAAATTCAAATAATCGCCCAAGCGTGGGTTTTGCTTGCTTGACCATGCTTTTTGCATCGTCAAAAACGATACGCGCCTGATCGCGGGTCGTTGCGGCAGAATAAACCTCAGCCCCACCTTCTCCATCCGCGCCCGTCATATAAAGACCGACTCCCGAGGAGAGTGTTGATTTAGCGTTTTTACGCGCCACCTCGTTATAGGCCGTTCGGAAACGTCGCACCATCACAGGACGGCCACTGCCATCATTGCGTAGCACCACCTCTCCGGTATTTTCATCCACTAGCGGGATCACAAACCCAAAAATATTGATGAGAATGAAAACATGCCAATCCATCAGTTCGATAGGTTTTCCGGCTAGGTTACCCTTCACGTGGGGAACGAATTTATAAAAATTAAGGATATGTTGAGCGCGAGGCTCACTAAAGAAGACACCGCGCTTCTCACCGTTTTTGAGGTCATCTAGAAAACGCTGGCAAGCTAGCTTAACCAGATCACAAGCAATGATTTCCCCCGCCACGACTTTTTCAGCGTAGCGAATACCATCAGCCACCTTTGCCATTTAGTCTCTCGCTTTTAAGAATTCGGCGAACGGGTCTTCGCCTGCTGGTGCTTTTATTTCGACTTTAGATCGACTCGCAGGCGTCATACCAAACTCAGATAACATTGCGCGGATACGTTTCCATGCATCAGCCTTCATCATGGCTGCCGGATGCGGCTTTATCATGCGGATCTCTCGCTCTTTTCTTTCATCACCATCGCTTTCGCTATAAACGGCGTAGGTATACCCCTCGCGATCCAACGTGTCACAGTGATGCCTATACTCAATGTAGGCTTCGACCAATAATTCCAAAGCCCGTCCATCGAGTTGTGACATAACGCCGAGAGCGTCGAGCTCCTCGGCCATACGCTTAAACCAATACTTCCCCTGCTTATCAAAATACTTGGGAGTTGGGGGTACCCCTGAAGGGGGCTTGGGCTCGTTTTTGTTTATAGCGCGTTTTGATGGGTTACCCTTCACCAAACGTAGATGGGTCGGGGTTTTCGGTGGTCCTGACATAATCGAAAACTCCTATTAATCATCGGCTGGGGGACCCCAAAAAAAGTTTTCTAACCTGCGGCGATCCGTAAAGAGGTAAAGCGGCGGTCCTTTAGGCTGAGAGGGGTAGAGATTTGATCCCCCCCTCCCCCACTGAAATGAGAATAAATATCGTTTCAATGTGAAATCATTCAATGTGCAATGATAAACACAAGCAAACGACAATAATTATCATTCATGACTCGCATTGAAGCTCAGCACCGACCAACGTCAACGCAAGCAATGCCTCGCCGTCTGGATGTGCCTCTAAAAGGCTTCTAATCGTTTCAATGCATTGTTGGGCAACCTGCTGCTTATCTTCGGGTAATGAAGCTATCAGCCCTTTAGCCATCAATACTGTTTGCTCTTCTTGCGTCATTTCATTCGCTCCGTTGCTGTTTTGGTTCGATGGCAAGGCCAACACAATCCCTCAAGGTTGGCATCATCATCGGTACCGCCATGGCTCTTAGGTTTGATATGGTCAACCGTGGTCGCGGGTATCGCTCGCCCTTCACGCAAGCAGGCTTGGCAAAGGTGCTTATCACGATTAAGGATGCGCTTACGTATGAGGGTCCACTTGCTACCGTAGCCACGTTCGTGGCGACTCTTGCCCTGTTGATGGTTCTCCCACCCAGTATTGCGGTGCTCATCGCAATAGCCGCTGCGGTCAGTGGTGGTATTGCGACAACCATGCTTACGGCATGCGCGCGGTATTCGCGCTGGCATCGCTGGGTTCCTCCATGGTGATGAGAGGTAATGCCGCTTGTGATGCGTATTTGTTATGCTCCTCAATGGACAGCAGGAGACGCTCCTTCATTATACTGACGGTGCTTTCTGCATCGCTAATGTAGTCAGCAAAATAGCTATTAATAACCAATGTATCACCCAAAAGGCGTGGAAACTCAGCGGCAATGATGCTGGTTTTTACCTCGTAAATCAGTCTAATGTATTCATCAATCCGACGGCGTAACACGACACAATGCCCTATCGCTTCATAGTTAGGTTCGTTCATTACTTTATCCTTTATTTAGAGTTTTCTACTGGATGGATAAATGTTTCATCGGGAATGCGACACACCACTCATCTACTAAACAGCGTATTTATCCTGAAAATACGAATGACCAAGCTTATATAACAGCAGAAAATAAAAAGGCCACCATCGGTGACCTTATGTGATTCGGTATTCTTTTGGCATTATCACAGACACTCAGTTAATGCCTGCTGTAATGTATACATAAACTTCAATCAAATGGACTAGAAAAACATGACACTACAAGTATTTAACAAAGATAAAAACGATGAGGCCAACTTTCTACAGTTACTCAAGCAAAATCCTACCGGATTCGTGCTGAACTATGACTCACCCGGCTATGAACCGTTTATTAAAATCCATAAGGCAACGTGCCCCTACATGCTCAGTGAAAAGGTTGGCCCCTATACAGGGCATGGTTATACGAAAGTATATGCAGACTCTATCGGGGAGATTGAGCAGTGGAAAAAAGTCAATGGAATAGCTGATGGTTCACGATGTAAATGTAAGATCTGTAGTTCCTAATCGTTTTTCTCCTCACATCCCTAACCTTGCTATTTCTGCTAACTGATTGTTGGCCTGATCAATAGTTGCCAATAGCGGCATAATCCATAAAACAGCCTGACAATATGTCATCGAGCTGGTGGCAACGGTGGCAGTACCATCTGAGTTAATGTTGCTGGTATTGGCGTGCAAGGCCGTGTCACGTAAACGGTACGTGTACCCGAGCAACCCGCTAGCAATATCAGCAGGGATAAGCAGATCACAGGTCGGCTCTTTCTCAATAATCCTGCGGTATTCAATTTCTTTCTCCTGTGTCTTGGCTTGGACTGTCACTCCATACTGACCCGCTGCTGCCGCTATCTGATTAAAACGGTTGAACTGCAAAGACTGCCCAGCAATGATCGAGGCTTGTCCATCAACCTCCCCCTGCAGACGCTCAGTTGCTTTTGTTTGTTCTTGGTATTTATCGCGATAATGGCTAGCTATTTTCCCAGCAGCGACCAACGCCACAAGCAACAGACCTATTGCCATCATTCGCCAACTGAAATTGATATTCATACCAACAGCGCCGCCCGCGCTTTGTTGTAACGAACCTTGCGATCATCAATACCGTTCAACCCGCCATTGATAATCTGCGTCACTCGATAAACGTCAGCACCATAGGCCATGCAGCCTTTTGATGTGTAGAACCACGCCGCCGAACGTGCAGCTTGTAGCTCTAGCTCGAGCAATTCTGGCTTAGTCACCAAATCAAGCTTTAGCGCTGCGCCACATGCGCGATAGTTATCAAGTCCGGTAATCTGGATAAGGCCGCGGCCTCGATACTTCCAACCATCGCCGGAGGCTTTATTACCTAAGCGACTGGCATAAACCAGATTAGCGATGGCATCTTGTCGCGCTGGTTGCTGCGTCGTTCTGCCAAGGGCATTGGCCTGCTGCTGAGTAATACGCTTACCAAACACCGCCACCAAAGCACCCGGTGTGTAATTCAGTGATTCAACAACCTGCCGAAACCCACCAGACTCATGACCCACCTGAGCAATAAACATCGCCTGATCGGTTGCCGCTGTGATACCAAATTCTTTCATTGCTGCATCGATGTGCGGAAACCAGCGCGCAGCTAATCCGGCGCTAATATCAGCCGCCTTTTGAAACTGTTCGAGATCCATGGAATTACCTTACTGTTGAGGAGGGACGCCAGTCTTACTGCCGACAACACGACGTAGAACCGAGCTGAAATAATCAATACCCAAGAAGCCAATAAAGACACTGCCGATATATGCCCACTCTTGATCCCAACTCATTAGCGTAAGCAGGTCTTTAATAAAGAATGCCACCAGTGCGCACATAGCGGCATCCAGAATCCGTCGCCACATCGGAGACTCTCCGTTATATATCCCCCGCAGAATAGCCATTAGACCCGCAATGAATGCGTAACTTCCCTCGCTGCGGTGCTCTGCAATCCATGTCATTAACATGGCCCAGAGCTCGGGGCTTTTGTGCATTTTCATGTTCTCCCCCCATCCACCAGCGCGGTAGGGTTAATTAGTGGAATAGCACCCAGCCGTAACCACTCTCTGCTAGAAAGTGTTTAATGTGTGGATGGTTGTTGGCTGGGCGCTACATATGAAAAAGGCCACCAGAAGGTGGCCTATAAATATAGTTATAGAATTCAGTGAGAATGCTTAGCTCATTATATTATCGATTTTGAGCTAATGATTTTTCACCTGTAATCTCATACAGCTAAGTACTTAATTACTAGATTTGGAGATAAATTATTATATCCTATATGCGAAGTGTTTTACTGGATTAACAAAGGAATCTAAAGGTGAACATATGAGAGTCTTCATGAGCGAATGGCTTATAGGGCTGCAAGCCTCTGCTGCGTCATTAATCTTAATATTGCTATTGTTCTATATTGTGGCTGCCTGAAATAAAACATCAACACAATCGGCTGAGCCATCTCCACTGGTTGAAAGACGCGCACCTGTATTCGGTGCTATATGAAGATGGCTCATGCAGTTGTGCAGCACACCAAACGCTCTGGGTTATCCCTTCTTCGCTGAGTGATGTGCTGATTGCCGTGATGGCTCTTCCCAAACACTTTTCTTACAAACTGATCAGGCACCACGACCCATTGAACGTACCTAATTTATTACAGTGACACAATCATTAACGAAACTTTCGGAATAATCTTTTTAATGGACATTACCAAAAGTAAAGTAGCTCGGCAGTAATAACCTTAGTTAGAAAAATTTGAGGATAGTCATTTGCTAGCAGGCTTTATTTTCAACAAATAATTAATTAGCCTGATAAGTAATGACTTATGGTTATTCATGTTTTTTTGATTTTGGCATTTATACCGCTTAGTTTTAATTTCCAATAAAAAAGATTTAGCTTTAGAAACCCAACCTACTTAATGTCAAATTATCAAAATAAATTAGCTAAGACTCTTCTTACATCAATAAACTTAAGACATAAATAATACCTTTAAAAAAGTTCAACTTTTCAGTTACTTATCATAATACATTAGATTTATTTATAAAATAACGAAAGAGAGTATATCAAAAGCAAAAATAAATAGATCTAAATCAATAAGTTGCTATTCATCCTAGGTTATCAATTACTACCTGTGTTTGATTATACATTAGCATAGATTTTCCCTGATGTTGGCCTATGGCCCCTCTCATCTGAACTTACGGGGATGAGAGGTTTCTTTTTTATTACGTATGGAGTTCCATCGAATGAAAAGTAGTCGATTATTTCTTGTAGCCAACAGCTATGTAAAAGTGGTTTGTTCAGAGCCGGCTAAAATCCTATTGATCAATGAAAAACATTACGACAGATTTTGCCGAGACAGTTGGGCCGACTACCATGGAGGTTTTTTTTGCAACTTCCCAGCTATTGTTGAAGTTCCATACGATGGGATCTGGAATATCGTGATTGATACTCATAGTCATGGAGATACTGAGTCTTCAGTGAGCATAACTATCTTGCCTAATCATGAGTTATTAGAGCAACAAGACGTGATCAAATAGTAATGAAAGTCTATTTACAGGCAATTTTCAAAGTAGGAGTTCAACATCTATCGCAAAGTTGGTCCGCCACCGAGGACTCGAACCTCGCACCTACAACTTATATGGTCATCGGCTCTATCCTGCCGAGCTAGTGGCGGTTAGGACGCGCGGCGCTGTAACGAGCTGATAAATTGGCTTTCACCAATGATAACGACGCTCATCCCTACGCTAGCTCGCTACAGCTAGCGGAATAATAACCATATAAGATAATTCATTACAATAACTAAGCGTTATTTTCGGATAAGTACGACAATGACAATAAAAAAACCCGCACTAGGCGGGGTCAAATGATTGCGAGTGGATAAACGATACAAATTCCCACTATTTAGCCAAATTAAACCAGCTTCGGACAAAATGCAAGTTTTATGTCTTAATTTGTCGCTATCGTTTCCAAACAGTGTCTAACGAGTCACTTCGTTAAACACGCTATCCGCATAACTCTCTTCAATATCACATTTTGCCACCAGCGCCTCAAAGTAAGGCTTCCAATTACGATTCCATGTCCTTTCCTGCAATTCTGGCACCCATGCTGCAATGGCTCTGTAAGCTTTAGAGGCTGGCGTTCGTTTATATCCTCTTCCAGAGCAGCGCTCACACGTTTTATCTATCGGTCGGCCAAGCAGTGCTGACTTCTCTAAATCCCGCACTCTTCCCGTACCATGACAGCGGCAGCGTTGAGATATTTTGCCTTTACCGTTGCAATGCTTGCATAACACACCTACTCGCTCTCGCTTGATAGAAGGAGAGTAAACAACCTCGCCATCGGCGTTCATGATGCCGGGATGTTTCACAACATCTTGGTAGCTATAGATGAGCCCCTCACCTTTGCACTCATCACATTCCGACATTGACGCTGCCGATCGTGCATATTCTTCAAAGGCAAGTTTGGCAAGAAGAACCATGCACTGCCCTAACCGGTTACCTGCAGATTTAACAACCAGTTTCGGCGCATGACGCAAAGCGTACTTGCTTAATTCTTCGACGGTGCGGATCTTATCTTGGGTACTGATACCACTTTTACCGAGGAAAGCCGCCATACCAAAGCTGGCTCTCGCTTCCGCCATGCCCATAGCCGCCATCAGGTCGGTGCCCGTAATGCGATCGGGAGATGTCCCGCCAGACATGCCGGTTATATTCATCCCTTTAGGCCCAAAGTGCTTTAACGCATTTTCGATTTTCATGCACATTCACCCACTAAATTCAGAATGATGTTTTCCGTGATTTTACCAAGATCCATTAAAGGCTCTTTCTCAAATACCCACTTGCACACCTCTACAGCTTCTTCACGGCTAACTGGCCTAATGACTGCAAGCAGACTTTCGAGATATTGCTCACGATCATAAATATGGCTACGGCCACCATTGGCATATTCATAGTCCAGCTCTTTTTCAGCACGGTTACGCAATTGATAGAGCCAATCCCAATATTGAAACTCACGGACAACATCTGAAAGCGTGGCTGGCTCGGGTAATTGAGCAACAAAACCCTTTGATGCCGCTTGACGCTGCTCATCAATTTCGTAGCAACGCTCTCCCTCAACGCAATTATCTGCGATTTCTTCGTCCGTCCAGCCCCAGCAGGATGAGTACACATCCGCTAGCTCACCGGACAACATCAGTTCTTCCGCTGGGGTGTTGCCCAAGGCAGCCTCATAACTGCCAAATACAGCACGTACCTTACTAGCCTCTGCAATAGCCTTTTTCGCCGCGCTTATATAGCCTGCAGGGTTATCCATCGACATGGTGCTAAACGCTATCTGGAACGGAGCCGCACCAGACTTCATCAGATAGTTGCTGTAGTGCTCCTGTGCTTGTTTAGGCGTTATTTTCAGTTTTCGCAGTGCATCTTCTGCTGCTTGCAAATGTGATGGCTCGTTGAGCCTGATAACATCCAACACCCACAAATAAGCATCCGTCTGCTTATGTCCAGTAATAACCCGCTGGGGTGGTAATGGCTTCGTTACCGAAACCTCGGTGCTGTAAGTTGGCTCTGGAATTGTGAATAGGTCTTGATGTACTGGATTATCTTTATGAGACATTATGCGGCCCTCCCCAGCGGCCATTCGAAAACTTGTGCACCATTGATGAGCATATCGTTGAAGTCACCCGATTCCGGCCAGCGGATACTGACTTTTTCAACATCGTTGTTGGATAAAATATTGCGATGCCCACACTCAAAAGCGGCGGCGTGACCTGCCCCGTTTAAATCTGTGTCAGCAAAAATAATGAGATGTTTAACGCCCATAGGCGCTCTGAATCGCTTCATGAGTGACGTGTTCAGCACTGCCCATACATTGCAGCCGTAGATTTGTCGGCACGACAGCGCGGTCTCAATCCCCTCTGCAATACCCAATGTCGATGCAGGTGGAAACATGCGGATTGCCACTGAACCGGCGTGCTCCAAATAGCAGTCCTCTTGTAGCGACAGCATGCGTTTGGCGCTCTCACCCAAACTTGCCTTTTTATCGCCATCCAACAAGGTTCGATGCAAATAACAGAGTGCCCCTTTGTCATCCGTTGCCAGCGAAAATAAGCTTTGGTAGTGCCGTCCGTTAAATGGCTGCTCGAGGCAAAAACGGATGGCATCTGAAGGAAGGGTATTGATCCTGCGATTACGTAGATACATTTCGCCGGTCGTTCCCCTAAGCTCCGCTAGCCCTGAATATTTTCTTGAAACCGCTTCACGCTGTTTCTTCTTGCCACTTTCTATAGGCTGGGATTCGGTGTTGGGCTGATACTCCCGCCCTATAATCGTATCGACCTCAGCAGCAAGTGTTTTGAAATCCTTACCCTGAGTGATGGCAAGCAGCTTCCATCCATCACCCGCGCCGCATTTACATACCCATGTACCGCGCCCATCTTTATCGTCACAACGGAAACTGCCTTTCGACTGACAAGCTGGGCATTTCCCTTTGAAGTGACGTTTACCCGTTACAGGAGGTAAACCATAGTGCTCGAACACCTCTGGCCAGCGCCCGATCACAGCATCAGTGGTTTTGCGATTAGTTTTCATGGCGCCACTGCCTTACGTGCTGCCAAAGACGCACGAACGTTGCTGAGATGATTTGCCGCTTGCTCAATCCCGCTTAACGCAGGCTGGCGTGGCTCTGTACTTTTGGATTTTTCGCGGCCTTTAGCGAAGGCGATTTGCTTCCACTTAATGTAATTGTTGACCTCTGGGGTAATTTCCATTGGGTAATCTTGTAAGCCGTTAGGCCATGTTCCGAACTTGTCCTTGAAAGTATGAGCACACCAGCCGTCAGATACTGGCTTGCCTTGTGCAGCGCGTTGACGCTGATAAAACTTGATTTGCGACCACCAGCTTTGCTTCTGCTGCTTAGTCACAACCTTCTTTTTCCCGCTGATTTGCTTGAGTCCACGGCTCGCATCCGTATCAACATCCTCACCTGCAAGCGGCTTATGTCCGCATTTAGGACACTGGTAAACACCAGCAGGCTTCATGTAATGGCACTGAGAACACTCTTTGGGTAATTTCTCGCGCTTCTCGTTTTCTCGTTCCGATACGGCTGTTTTCATCCCATCGTTTTTAGAGGGAAGTGTGTCGTACTCAATGCTGTCGGGATAACCTAGCCGATGGACAGAACCAGAGTGATCGAATACCAAGCACTTATCTTTGCCCTTGGCAGTACGTAGCCCACGGCCAATAATTTGTAACCAGCGGATCTCGGATTTCGTCGGGCGGGCGTAAATGATGCAACGAACATCACTGTCGAACCCTGCAATCAAAGTGCCAACGCTAACAATGATTTTTGTCGCACCCTGCTCGAATCGGTGGATCATCATCTGGCGTTCGTCGTGTGGGGTTTGGGCTGTCATAACCTCAGCATTTACCCCCGCCTTATTGAACTGGAGAGTGACATAGTTGGCATGATTAACATTGACGCAAAACGCAACTGTCGGGCGATCTTCGCCATGCGAAAGCCAATTACTGACAATATCGCCCACCAGATCAGCGCCACACATAATCTCTGCAACCTCATCCTCTTTGTAGTCGCTGCCGAACTCATCTGAACGAGTGACCTTTACACCTGATAAATCAGGCTTTGTTGGCGCAAAAAACTCGTAGCCACACAACACGCCCGTATCCATCAGCTCTTTAATCGTGGTTGGCTTGATGAGTCGCTGGTAATACTTGCCAAGGAACGGCGCAAAGGGAGTGCCAGACAAGCCGATAACTTTGACATGAGTCTCAGTCGTCAAATACTTGATAACCTCAAGCATCTTTTTGCGGCGAAGATGGGCCTCATCAACAATGAGCAGATCAATGTTTTCTGGAAAATCACGACGGATTAGCGTGTCAGCGGAAGCAATCTGAATCTTGCGCTCAGGCTCATAATTTGGGTGATCACGCCATACATAGCTGATCTCATCCTCTGGCAGGCCATATTGAATAAAACGCTTTGCCGTCTGTGTAACCAGTACGGTATAGGGGCAGGTCATCAGAACGCGCATACCACGTGAAACAAACCCATCAGTGATAAACGCACTCAAGCCAGTTTTGCCGCTCCCTGTAGGGCTGTAAACCATGAACGAGTTGTACTGCTTCCAGTCACGTCGTAACATATCCAGCGCACGCTGCTGCGCTAAGTTAGCAGTGATGTTAAGCATGTTTTACCTCCGCAAGAGCTGGAGCGCGAACACTCGCCAAAGTAACCCGCTCCAGTTTCTTGCACTCTTCCGAGGCTTTCTCAATCTCACCAATAATCATTGGGTACTTACCTCTTCTGTTGAAAATGGCTATGCCAGAGACCAAGCCTTGAATTGTTTTGCACATCTGGTATGACCTCTGATTTGCCGGATTTTTAAGGGATAACCCCTACAGTGATCTTATGTTAGTAAGGAGATCTCCCTCTCTGGCTAAGCCTTCCCTAACACCCCTTTCAAAGATCACCCCCCTTACCCCCCTAGAAAGTTTTCCCCTCTTCCCCAAAACATCTAGACGGCTAAATGTCTGGAAGGTCAATCTCTCTAAGTGGGCCTACTGCTTAGCCGCTTGCGGCGGCCGTGATGTGATCCCCTGCATTGCTTGTGCGTGATTTCTCACATATTTGCGAAGCCGTGTGTTCGCTTCACGCCTTGCCTTGTTCTCCTGCCTGAAACCCACTGACTCTGTTTCAAACGTGGCCTGATAAACTTTCGCATACTCCACTGTTGCCTTAGCTCGTACTGACGGCGTTAGCCGCTGTAGTTGCTCGTGTATCCAGTCTCTGTCTGCTTCGCTGAATAGTTCAGGCATCAAACTTATTGGCCGTTTATGATTCACTAGACTTTTCTTACAATTCTTTCTGAATCGTTCTACCTAACATGGCTGATTGTAAAACTTCGTCTTCTGAATATTTGCCGCAAGAAGCTCTTGCTATTGACAAAGCAAATCTCGTTTCTCCAGTGAAATCACTTCTTGGTAAAGTATTATTCTTCTCCCATTTATAGATCTGGCGGACGGTCCGTTTGGTTGCCGCGGCCACATTAATAAAACCCACGTCTCTCAAGATACTAGAAAAGTTACTCATAAGGTTGCCTCAAATTGAACTTAATGTACATAATAAACTGAATCGAATATTCAATCAACTTGATGTAAGGTGTACTCATGGTACAGATAGATAAAATGCGTGAAGAGTTTGCCCATCGGCTAGCGCAGGCCTGCAAAAATGCTGGGCTAGATGATCATGGTCGCGGGATTGCTATTGCCCGAGCTTTGGGGGTTTCGTCTAAGGGAGTGAGTAAGTGGTTCAATGCGGAGTCAATGCCACGACAAGCGAAAATGAATGAACTTGCCAAATTCTTGCGAGTTGATGTCATGTGGCTACAACATGGTTCATCAGGACTTGATCATAATGTAACAAACCCAATTCCTTACTCACGTGGAAATTTATATCCAGTTATTAGCTGGGTAAGCGCTGGAGCATGGGCTGATGCATGTGAACCATACACAATTGATGAAATAGATGAATGGTACGAGTCCGACGCGAAAGTAACTGGGTCTGGCTTTTGGCTAAGAGTTCAGGGGGATTCCATGACAGCCCCATCGGGAATTAGCATCCCTGAAGGGACACTTGTGCTGATCGATACAGGTAGAGAACCAATAAATGGAAGTTTGGTTATCGCAAAATTAACTGATGCCAATGAAGCCACATTCAAAAAACTTATCTTCGACGGCGGTAGTAAATATCTCAAGGGGTTGAATCCCATATGGCCTCTTATTCCCATCAACGGAAACTGTAAGATCATTGGTGTAGCCATAGAGACAAAGCTACGCTTAGTTTAAACGTTAAAAACCGCTAATCAGCGGTTTTTTTATCAGAACATTCACATTCTTTTCTCCCACCCAGTTCACCATCCTTCTTCCATTTGTTAAAAAACTCAGCAGAAATTTTTTATTTCTAAATATCAATAGCATAACTAAAAGTTCACTTTAAATTGAACATTTTGGACATTTTAATCTTGACCAATAATGTATGTTTAGTTCAGTATTGGGTCATAACGAACTCGGAGGATTAAGAATGAACATTTCCTTATCAGCATATATACCAAAGAGTGGCAAACAGGTGTTGCTTAGAAACGTACGCACTAAATCAACTTGGTTGGCTAGCTTTAATTATATTACTGGTCGTTACCATTTCCAGCCTGTAGGGAATGTAAAGGCAATTAAGCGTGAGTTTGAAAGCACTCGCATGCCATGCGAATTTGAACCTGCAGGAACAAGATAAATGAGAAATTATTCATCTAAAGATATTGGGGCAATCACTAGACTGAAGTCATATGACCGTATGGTTATTAGAACTAAGCCCGGTGTATATGCAGAATTCCCTATTGTTGATAATAAAAACGGCCTCTTTCGTGCATGGTTTCGTTGCAATGAAGGTATTACTGCCTATGAATTACAAACTGCTGATGATGGTGAAATTACGTGTTACGGGATCTACAAACATGAAGATGGCATCGCTTATCTGATTAATTCATTCTCAAATATAAATGAAGTTAATGCAGATGGTTTAAGTGTCATTATGGCGCACTTCCCTTACTTGCCGGATAAGTTAGGTGTAAGCTTTAAATACACACTAATGATGAATACAGATCCACCATATAATTTCGAATTTTATGTAAGAGTGAAAAAAGGCTTTTATTTAGTTTCAAAAATATCTGACATAAACAACATGTCAAAAGTAGAAAAAGTAAATATCAATAAATTTCCTAATGCAATGATTAGCCTGAACACTCTATTAAGCAAGAACTACGCACCAACGCTATAGCAAAGTGGGGAACTATGAATATCAATCTTGCAACAATAGCAAAGCTCCGTAGCCTCCACGAAGAAACGTCAAATTTGTTTGGGCTGGCTGCTACCCTGCATGAAATAGCTGACGAAAAGCTGGACGCAGATTATCTAAATTTTGTTGGTTCTCTAGGCGCTCTACGCCAAGGGATACTAAAACTTAGCACAGCTCTATATGAATTAAATGAAGAGGTATCCAAGCATGAGTGACTTACAATACTTATCAACTAACTCAGTAAATTTAGCATCCAACATCATTTCATGCATTAAGGGGATTAGAAATTCAGATGATGATCATGATGCTGAAGTGCAACAATCAATGGCCCTAACTTTTGCAATTGAGCTAGAGCATAATCTAATAAAGCTTGATGAACACCTAATTAATACTAGCTACGGTAAAGTAAGTGATAGTGGGTGTATAGACAAAGCGCTAGAAGTTGGCTGTATGTTGGGGCAAATAAGAACTGTTTTATCCTGCGCGCTTGAAGGTATTACTGACTCTGATATGGCAGGATTAATCGGCGGAGCGATCACTATTACCAACACCGCACAAGAAACACTTAAAAGTTAATTTATTAATTAAGCAAAAAAAAATAATTACATCCTAATGGCTGGGGCTAACTGCACCTAAATTTTATAATGAGGAATATGTGAACTATCAACAAAAGATTGCTCAATATAGAAAATATCTCGTTGATGCCAAGATTAATGCAATGCTGCGAAAAACAAATAGTCATTGCACAATTGTTACCTTAGGGGATGGCTCTATGCGTACAGTTGAGTTATCAGAATCAACATTAAGCAAGGGACTAGAAATATTTTTTGAGCTTCCCGCGCTAGATTTCAATAAACGTTCCGAAGCCGAACCAATGATTTTAGAAAGCTATAAGTCACTTTTGAAAAAAGGTAATGACAAACTGAATGATGAAGGCCATGAATTCATGAATAACCTCGTCAAGAACATTGCTGAATTAGCCAACGAACGCGGCTTATTTAATAAGGAATAAGCATTGTGAAAAATAAAATGTCACTAGAGCAAATGGTCGAATATATGAAGAGCAGTAACTCTAATATCCCTGACTGGCTTCTTGATATTAATCGCTTGAATTCAGGAGCGGAGTTATCACGCGATGAAATGCTGGAATATGCAGAGTGCTTCTGCTCACAGGCTCGTTCCGTTGAAGCGCTAACCTATTTAATCGAATGCGAGAAGCGTTTCGGTCTGGCAGCTAATGGCGGGCGCATCTTTGTTTACGGCAACGTCATTATTCAAATAGACAAGCGTGTGATCGAAGTGCTCCTGCAATACCAGATAGAGTCCGTAATTTTAGAAAGGGGTTCAGCCGATCGCTACATATCTGTCATGCAGTTTTATCTAGACGATCGACAGAAGCGCCAGCAGGAAGGATCTACATGGATGATTGATTTCATTGATGAGGTTCTTATTTCCGGTTCGAAATCTTTAATCAGCGGTGAAATTCCACCAGCTAAAGAAATGCACTGAGGGGAGCGGCAATGAATGGCACAACAGAAATAGCTAGCAACTATAAAGCACAGATTCCCCTCACGTTGGAGAACGGAAAAATCATCAGTGAGCGATTATTGCGCGATGGAGAGATGGTACTCACGTTACCAAGTTTTATAGAACTGGCAGAGATGGCTGGTTATCAAATTATCTGCGGCACAAGTGAGGCGAACAATGGCTAAGAAAACTGAGCTGGTGGCTGTTGAAGCCAAAGACCTGAAAGTTATTGAGTATCGTGGGCTGCGCATAGTAACCACCGAGCAAATGGCTGCGGGATATGGCACTGATGTCACCAATATCAAAATGAACTATTCGCGTAATGCTGATCGCTTCGTAGAGGGGAAACATTTCTTCAAAGTCACCGGCAAAGAATTAGCAAATTTGCGGGTATCTTTTAGTTACCTGCAAATCTCTACCAAAACACGCTCTCTGATGCTGTGGACAGAGCGCGGCGCGGCCAACCACGCCAAGATGCTGGAAACCGATCAGGCGTGGGGATACCACGAAGACTTGGTTGAGTTCTACTTTACCCAGCGTAGTGCGATTGCTGCACCTACCGCGATCGGACGTAAAGAACTAGCGCTGATGGTTATCGAAGCCGAGGAACGAGCCGAGGCAGCCGCACTTGAGAATAAAACTTTAAACGCCACCGTGGAAAGCTTAGCGAAACACTTCACTAAAGGCATGACGATCCCTGCTTTCTGCAAGGCTCTAAACGGCGTCAACGTAAGCAAAATGTCATGGTGGGCTTTTCAACGCAACTGGTTATACAACGCCCAGCGAGATCCTGAAAAGCCCCCGAAGTGGCGTGTTGCCTCTTACGCCCGCGATAAATATCTGACTGAAGATGAAACACAGATTACACCGCATGGGGCGGACGAGTTTACCCGATTTACACCAGTACTACTGGAGAATGGTTGTCACCGACTTTACCGGTTGTATATGAAAGGTGAACTGCCAATGAAAAAGACATGGAACGGCGAGTTTAGTCACGACAAAGCCATTTACACACCGGAGGCCAAATAATGCTTATTCCAACTGACATTCTTCGTGCCGCTCTGTGCTGTGTGGCTGCCGAGAACGAACAACGCACTTACCTGCAAGGGGTGTACATCACCCCAACGCATATTAAAGCGACTAATTGGCGTGCTGCTGTAATGATGGAACATGGCGCTGATACTGAAATTGACGCTGTATTCCTCGTTGGTGGGGTTATTCCGGATGATGCCGAGGGAACACTAATCACACAGACGAATGGTGAATGGTACGCCGCGCACATGAGCGATGATGAAACAATAATCGGTTATAGCAAGCTCAAACTCGTTGCCGGTCGCTACCCTGACTTTGCCAAGCTGTTGCCTGAGAAGCCAGAACCTTGGACCGAGTTCCCGATGTTTGCAGCCCAACTGCTGGCGTTGCCTTATTTAATGTTTCGTAGCTGGTTTGGCCCCGTCAAATTCAAACCTTATGGCAAGACGGCGCCATGCCAACTGATTTTAGATCCGGTGACCAATCACCTATATGGCAACCCGTTTCTAGTGATCATGCCGTTGCACGATAACGCCTTCGAACTATGTGCTGAGGTGCTAAATGAAGATTGATTATCAAGACCACGGTGTCATTGCAACGATCACAGTGACCAGTACTGCCTTTGAATTCCGCCGTCATAACCGTGTAGTCGATGCCGCATTATTTGCGGCTAATGTTAAAACTTATCGCTCGGGTCTCTTCTTTATGAAGTCGGTCATATCAGGCAAAACCGCTGTTGTGATGCGCGCCTATAAAGCTGTTATGCGGGAGGTCTAGTGATGAATAGCAATATGTTTGAACTCACGAAGACAATCAAGGCCGCAGTGTCTGGTGGCTCATCTGGCATCACCGACGCTATTTTTGCTGCAGGATATCGAAAGCCTGATCGCAGTGTTGAAGATGCCGTGATGCTCACCATTGAAACGCTAGCAGGGTTTGAAGGTGCAGACATTCCTTGGGAGCAATGGCCAAAGAGCCTTGATGGGATTTTAGTTAACGAATTGAACGAGCTGATTGAGGTGGAATGTCACAACGCAGATGGATCAGCAGCCCATATAGCAAAAGCAGTGTTGAGTGCTGGTTATCGTAAGGTAGGTGAATAATGCCAGTGTATTGCATTGCTAATGTAATGGGGGCGCAACGTTTTACAGGTTCGATTCCCGGCACGGAGATGAAACCATGACACACAACATGAGCCCGGACTCACTAGTTGATCTGAAATTCATCAAAGCGGACACTGGGTTTGGTAAAACCTTCATTTATGACCGAGTGAAGGATGGAACCTTGGCTAAACCAGAGAAGATTCATGGTCGCTCGCGCTGGCGCTATAGTGACCTTTGCGAATTCAAGAGCCGCCTCCTGTCTCGCTCAGATGGGTAA